TTAGCTGAGGAAAATTCATCAGACCTGGCCGATCTGGAACGACTGAAAGAAGCCACATCTGACTTACTGAGCCGAAAAATAGTTCTGCCGTCGTTCCCTGCCGAAACGGTGAGCTCACGGGATCCCCGCTGATAAAGCACGGTAAACTCTTTTTTAATTCAGGCACTGTGCCCTGATGTAGTCCTGCAAATACTTCAGGGCTTTCTGGTCGCGGATGATTCCGGAACGGATACCGAGAATGTTTCGTCCAGCAACGTCAGAGAGTTCGACGGTTCCTGCATCGCCCACGCTGCCGGTGGAGGTGGTGTAATCCTGGACGGGACACTTTCCTTTGACGCGCACCCGGCCACCATTATCGAGACGCTTACGCAGAGCATCATTTTCAGCATTCGCATCAGCAAGCTCCTTTGTGTATTTCGCATCGAGCGCCGCGACGTCACGTTGCCGCACCTGCATGTCGTTGATGGTGGCGTTCGCCAGACTGAGCGCCTGCGTTTTTTCGTCACGCTGCTTTTTATACTCAATGGCGTTATCCCGGTAACGGTTAACCAGAAAGGCCAGCAAGCCAATCAGCGCCAGCACCACCAGCGGAAACCAGTACTTCTTCAGTAGCGCCTGGATCATAACAATGCCGCCCGAGCACGGTTATAACGCTCTCGGCGGTCTTCAAGCCCGTTTTGCCCGCCATTAATAATCTGCGTGACGCGGGCCAGGTCGCCGGAGTAAAGCAGGCATCCGCTGGTGACAAAGAACCATGCCGCCGAACGTGCCGCGTTACGGTCCTGCTCCAGCAGCTCAGGGCTGGTGAGCAGATCGAGTTTCAGCGCGGCGCCGCAGCGACGGTAATTATCCTGGCCGGTGATCTGAATCAGGCCGCGACCGCGGTATTTCCAGCCATCACCCGCCGCTTTGTTGCCCAGGCGTTTGCTGTAAACCAGATTGGCAATAGCGCGCTGACGTTCCAGCGGTAACACCTTTTCATATGAGCGGCGGCCCAGCGCGTTAGCCTGGTCCTGAGTGAGCCGCCCGGCGCGAACAAAATTCACCAGGCCTGCAACGCTGTAGTTCATACTCTCCACCAGCCGGGTGAAACCAACAGATTCATGCCCGGTCTGCGCGATAAACATCGCCTGGTCAGTCGGTGCAGTGATGCCGAATTCTTTCATGGCAGCATCAATGTGCGGAAACCAGCGCGCAGCTAATCCGGCGCTTATACCAGCCGCCTGCTGAAATTGTGATTGTTTCATTCAGACCTCAGGACATAAAAGAGCCGCGCCACATTCCCCCGTGCCCTGAACACGGCGGCGCAGATAATCAGGTTGATTGTCACGGTTGCCCAGTGGGTATGCAGGTAGGAGTCAAACAGGTACCGGAACGGCACCGACGCATACGCCAGAATTATCAGGTAGGCCAGCCATGACGCCCAAGGGTTATGCCGCCCGCCTGGCTTACGGAACATCATCAGGCGCAGAACAATGGCGGCACAGGCCACCACGTTGGTCAGCACCAGCGGATCGTTAGTTACCATTGGTTCCCCCTCTCCAGCGTGCCAGCAGCTTTAGCGGGTCCTGTTCACTGAAAAACGTCAGCGTCTTGATTGCCACGGCAGACAGCATTACCGCGCCGAGCGCGTCCAGCGGTTTATCGGCATAGCCGGTTATGCTCGCCAGCCACGAGCCCACCAGCCCGGAGCCATACACGCCAGCAAAATAAGACACAACGAAATACGCGGAACGGCGAAAAATCGTCAGGTCGGCAGCGGTAGCCACGTAGAACACGGCCCCGGCAAACGCGCCGAACACCACGCCATAATCGGTGCCGGTGAGTAGTCCATAAATGCTGGCACCAGTCAGCGCGCTACCGGCGGCTGCGGTACCGGAAAAAGGTTCGGACATTACGCCCCCTCGTTAGTGGTGAGTCCTCTCAGGAATGAGGGGAAATAAAAAAGGCCCGCTTATTCAGCAGGCCTAACTGAGCAGAAAATTTATCGAGGTTTGTATTCGTTATGACATCTGGCTCTACATTTTATTGCGCTCAAAGAGCTAGCCTGTGACTGTACAAAAAACAAACAGGAGGATCAGATGTACAATTCAATTTTGGTTCCCATTGACATTTCCGAGGATGACCTGACACATATGGTCATTCCACATGTACAGACGCACGCAACACTTAACACAACTAAAGTCCATTTTCTTACTGTTATTCCTTCGCTTCCGTATTATTCAGCCCTGGGCCTGGCGTATTCAGCAGAAATGCCTGACCTGAAAGAATTCCAGCAAGCTGCTTTAACAAAGCTGGATGAAATAGTTAAGCAATTCCGCATTCCTGCAGAAAAGATATTAACTCACGCCGTAACGGGATCCCCAAAAGACCAGATCCTGAAGCTCGCAGACATGATAAATGCTGACTTAATTATCATCGCATCGCATAAACCTGACATTTCAACCTATTTGCTAGGCTCAAATGCTGCTGCGGTCGTAAGACATGCAAGATGTCCCGTTCTGGTGGTCAGATAGTGTGTTGTCAAAAACGGCTAGTGGATTTTCATTAACAACAGGCATAAAAAAACCCGCTCAATGGCGGGTATTAAAACGACAAAGGCACCGATTAAGGTGCCTTACACAGGGGCAGCAGGCTTGTCATCACCATCTTGCTGCTCCTGGCTTTCTTTCGAAAGTCTCACAAGTCCCATTAGGGTACAGCGACAGTATTAGTGAATGCTAAACATAAGTCAACTACAGATAATTACCAGCAATTGTAAGCAGCACTATCTGATCAAGTAGGACATCCCTATACCATGAAGAACCGCACACTTAACTCTATCAAACTCTTCCATAGGCAATTGAGGAACAATATAACTACGTCCTTCCCAGGTTTTTGTTTTAATGCGATCGAGTCGGGCCAGTGAAACTGTCATAACCATGTCACACTTTGCCCAACAAGCAATATGTTCGTTGCCTGGAATGGGATTTAATGCCAACTTATGATGGCATTCCCTTAATAAATTTGGTTCCGTGGTGCTGATAGGAACAACTGTGACCAACTGATTATTATATTTATTTCGCGCCAAAACTATAACAGGGCGAACCTTTACTATTTCAGGAGCAACCAGCCCACGAAAATCACACATCAAAACAGCTCTAACTGGCGGTTGAAATTTTAGTCCCATGAATTTCTTCGCTTGGTGATGACAATTTGTCGATTCTACCCTAACGAAATCACAGTTTCATTGCCTCTTTGATTAAATCCTGTCCATAAATAAACCCGCTCTGTGGCGGGTTTATTAACGTTGAACATACAATGCCCATCGTTGAAAAAATCCTAACCATATTTTCCGAATTTTGCAAGCATTGCGTTTCGATAATTCACAAACACGCTTCTATCTTGTGACTTTGCGCAAAAGTCTCCCGGCGTAAGCCTCTTCCTGCCAGCACTTCGTTACCAGTTTATCAATCACGTCGGCATAGCCGCTGTACCACTGATGCTTGGTCAGATCGGGCACTAACTGCTCTGCAACCGCGCGGGCAAGGCTGGTGGGAACGCGGCTGAAGCGGTGGCCATTACAGCGACCGCAGACCTTTTGCACGGGCACGCCCAGCAGTTTGGTGCGTTTTTCATCAAGAACGGTACCTTTACCTTTACAGCCACGGCAGGCGGTACTGACCTCCCCTTTCCCGTTGCAATAGTCGCATTTAACCTTCTCGATGCTTTTAACCTCTGTCCAGCGCTCCCAGTCAGATGGACGAACGGCGCGGGATTTGCTGGCCCAGTAAGGCGCTTTTCCCCAGGGGTAGGTAACTTTTCGCGTCACACTCTCAATGGAGATCTGGCCCACTCCTTCGCATTGAGGACAAGTAGATTTACTTGCCGCCGATCGTGAATAGTCTGCGTAGGCAAACCTGACCAGGCAACTGACGATCTCACGGCGCGTTGGCTCGCTCAGCTTATTCAATACCGGGTTTTTTAACGCCAGCGCGTAATTCATCAGCCCTTCGATAGCTGGTTGCGGATCCTGAATGCCCATCTTCGCCAGGAACAGGTTAAACCCTAACGGGGCTTCGGCCTGCACCATGCCCTGGGCAGCCATTACATCGGAAATGGATAGAGCATCGCCACCAGTAGCTGGAGCGTCATCATTCAGCTTTGGGGATTTGGGCGAATAGTACTTTGGTAATGATTCCAGATTCATCCGGCAATCCTCGCTGCTGTTTTAATGTAATTTCTCAATATGCGGTAATCCATCACAACCGATCCGCGAAAGCGGTAAATCCTCAGGCGTTGCCAGCGGAGGCGGATAACGTCCATTTTGTAGTTTTCTCTGTTCACCATTTTCCTCCTCTCGTTTCGAACCAGTCCCGGACATACCCGATGGCCAACAGGGCGGCCCAGCCAATCTGGTAATAATTTTCGGTAGTCATACGGCCTCCTGCTGTTTCAGTTTTTTGAGTTTTGCTCGGTACTCGTCGCGGATGCGGATGTAGTCGTCACGACCCCACTTCGGCAATTTGTGCAGCCCCATCAATACGTCAAAGCGCTCCTGGCCGATTTTGGCGATAAGCGCCGGACGATACGCAGTCAGGTTGCCGGAGAGGTGGTTATTACAGGGGGCACACTGCTTATGGCAATTGTCCTCGTCGAAGCGCAGCTCGGGATTCGCGCCGGTCGTGCGGAAATGCCCGGCATGATATTGCCCGTCGTGATGCCGCCCGCAGCTGATACAAGGGAGATGTCGATCGCGGTACCGGATGAATTCGTTAAAAGCCTGCTGGGCCTGTTTGATGAAATAGCTGAGCGGCTTAACTGCCTGTCGCCGTTCCGCCTGGCGTGCCCGCTGCTCTTTCTCCTCTTCGCGCTGGCGCTTCTTCTCAGCACGCATAGCGTCGGCCTGGTTCTTTGCGGTCTGCTCTTTGCCTACAGCGCTTGCGCATTCGTAGCAGCAAACAACCTGTTCGTTCCGTACCGGGTGGAACCACTCCCTGCAGTGGATGCATTTTCGACGAGGTTTCTTCATCACGCCTCCTGCTCATCGCGCAGCTGCTGGAACTCGCAGCCGTGCGGAATGGTCAGGGCAAGGCCGAACTGAGCGCACCACATTTCAACCTTGACAAGGAAGATGTGCATTTCGCCCGTATCGAGATCAGCGGTATGTCGAGGCTCCCAGACTGTTGTTGTTTCACCGGTGACAAAATCGGTGTAGGTGACTTCTTCGCAACCTAAAAAAGTCTTTTTCAGATTCCGCTTAACCCATCCTGGCGTTGCGTCTATACGTCCGGATTTGATGAGATATTCACTGATTTCGGCGTACCACATATGGCTCAGGCTATTCTGCGGAATGCTGCGCTTTTCACGCCACGGCTTGAGTATCAGGCGATAGCAATCCCCACTCTCGAGTAGTGGCATGAGCTGTTGCCCAATTGCTGAAAAGTTGGTTTTATGCAGGCGAATACCGTCTTTGGGAAATGTCATTCTCTGACCTCCCCGGGGAAATTAAGCACCGCAAACTCGCCAAAACGAAGATATGCTGCTGAGTCGTATGCTCTGGCTGCTTCTTCTTGGGTATCGAACGTTCCCAGCGTGAGGGTCGATGAGCCAACATGCATCACTGCTGCAAACCGGCCGCTTTTACGTTGGTATACTCCTTTGAATCCAGCGCTACTCCATCCGCGGCGATTTGCACCACTTTGCGAATTAGTAACCCATCGACAGTTCGTCGGAAAATAGCCGAGAGAGGAATCAATACGATCGATTACATGCCCAACAGGCCTTACCCCCATGTCGGACAGAAAGTTTTTAAAGAGGTGCCAACCAGCGCATACCGCAATCCCTTTACCGCCATAATATGAATACATGGAATGGTTAGGATTGTTGCAGCGATCCTTCATTCCCCGCCAGGAGTTGTAGGTGCGCGGATAAACTTTATACAGGTGTGGCAAATCGACGTTGACAACACCTGAATCTTCAATATGTTGCCAGTGTTTTGAATGCAGAAAATCGCTGGTCTCGGGCGTAGCCGGGATCAGGATTCCTGATGATTGCTTGATTAATTGCAAGTGCGCCATGGTGTTCACTCCGTGGCGCATAATTGTCAGGTTACTGGGTGTTCAGGCCAGTTCGATAATTATGATTATGGAAATAGTATTAAGTCAATCCTTAGAGATCATCTCACTCACAACTTCCAACAATGTCTCTTTTGACCAATAATAATCATCACTCGTTAATTTTCTGTAAGTTACTGAACCGTTTTTCGTTGAGATGATGTATCGATCTTCTTTTTTTAGCCCGAAAGACATTACTTCACTTCCTTTCTCATCGGTAATTGTCACCCGAAAATTGTCAGCGAGAGCTAATTGAGCTACATCTGCCACTTAATTCCCCCTGAGCGACATACAGACGCATTTGTCGGAAATTCAGCAGCCGCGCAAAGGTGATTTATCTTTTTCATATGATGCAGGCTGCAATAAAGAACACTCAGTAAAACCACTCGTCAGCACTTTCCCAGGTTTCCTGCAGAATATTTGCGATCTCGTCTTTATCGCCACCGATAACATTGAGCCCGTCATTTTGTGCCCGACGAATGGTCAGCTTGCACCCTTCGTAGCGCTTGTTTAATCGTTTTAAAAGTTCGTTTTCCAGCGCCGGGATCGCGCCATCAGGCAGTTTTTTTGTACGTTCGATAGTGACTTCAACCTTCATGATCATCCCTCTCATAAAAATACTGTATAAATAAACAGTACACCCATACGGGATAATGATCAACTCGATAAGCGCACAAATTGCGACACAGGTTTGAAAAGTTAATGTGGTGTAACCCATTGAATAAAAAAGCCACTGTTTTAGTGGCTTCGGGTTTAACTCTCAGGCCGCCTCTTCACTGATGCGGCACAATTCGGGGAGATTTGCTCTTACCAGCGCCTCGGCAAACGGCGGCGGTACCGCGTTGCCGCAGCGTGCAACCTGTTTGTCTTTTGCGTATTTAACCCCACGATAGTCACGGTCAATAATGTACCATTCAGGGAAGCCCTGGGCGCGGTACAGCTCATGCGGTTGCAGCATACGCATGCCGATATCGACGATGCGGTAAACGATGCCATCCACGGTTACCAGTCCGTCGTAATCGTCTCCACAGTACTGGCGCAGGAAAGCCAGCACCTGATCCGCTCGCTGCTCGTCGTAAGACTCAACCGCAAGCATGGTTTTGACTTCTCCAACATGCAGGCCACCGGCTGTGATGGTCGGCATCGGCTCGCCTGTCCGCTGTCCATCCCTGCATGTGCCACGCAGCTTCACCAGATGCGAAGTGACAAGACCATGATGATTGCCGGTTGTGATTGTATGTACGGGCTTGTCGGCTTCTCCGCCAGGATGGCCGGTATTATTCACCATGAGCTGCGCTGTTAGCAGTGCGTGATGATCCACCGTTGTTACTGAATGCACGGGCTCATCCAGACCAACGCCCGCCCCCTGATAGTTCCCGCCGTAGTGTTTGGCAAGGCATGCTGCCACCAGCTGCGATTTACCGCCGCCGCCTGCCGTGATAGTCGCGCTCGGCTCGTCGGCCCGGTGGCCCACGCTGGCACCGAACTGGCGGGCGATCAGCGGGGCCAGTACGGGGGCGATGACATTGGTCCGGTTCTGCGTAAGCAGAGTAAAGAACGGTTTGTTAACCGGGCGTGGCCTCATCTGGAATTCAGAACCACCTGTTCCGGCAAACAGCGGTGTCATCACGGGCCTGGCGATGGCATAACCATGAGTTTTGGTAATGGTCTGTAGCGGATCCGACAGCGCCTGCCCACGGAAACAGTCGTAACTGGTTCGGTTGCTGGTGTGATTACACTTCACGATAAACGGCGACGCATTGTCGATCACGAACCGCTGAATGCCCCGGGCAATGCGTTTGAGCGTGTTCTCTGCCAGCGGCTTTTTGCGGTCAAAAATCGACGGCGCCGGGATTGACCAGTCGATACATTCCGCCGCCGTCCGCCAGGCATTCAGCTTACCGTTTTGCACTGCTGGCGATTTAGGATCGCCGTGCGTCGGCTCCGGCCAGGTCACCGGCACGCCGTCGCACCGCATCACCATGAAAAAGCGCTTTCTGATTGTCGGCGCGCCGTAATCACACGCCCGCAGCTCGCGGTGATCAACAGAATATCCGAGCCCGGCCACCAGCTGCTGCGCCTGCTCCCCATCGGCGGCAATACCCAGGAACTCGCAACACTCTGCCAGTGCCGGATGCCCGGCAGGAACACCACAGGAAAGCATCCCGCAAAACGCCTCAAATGTTTCACCTGCGCGGGTCGGATCCGGGCGCATCTCTGCCGCCAGCAGTGGCCCCCACGTTTTAAACTCCTCAACATTCTCCAGCATCATCACGCGTGGCCGCACCGCCAGCGCCCAGCGAATGACAATCCACGCAAGACCACGAATTTCTTTTTCCACTGGCTTTGAGCCTTTGGCCTTAGAGAAGTGGCGGCAATCCGGGCTAAACCATGCCAGCCCCACCGGGCGACCTGCCGTCGCCGCCATCGGGTTTACGTCAAACACCGATTCGCAGTAGTGCAAGGTATCCGGGTGGTTGGTGGTATGCATCGCGACGGCGTTCTCGTCGTGGTTGATGGCGATATCCACGCTGCGGCCAGTCGCCAGCTCAATACCGGTAGATGCCCCGCCGCCTCCGGCAAAATTATCAACGATGATTTCTCTCACGCATATTTCTCCATGGCAGCGGCCAGCGAACGGGCAGCAGTGACGATCGCCGGTACCGGCATTTTTTCCAGCCACATGCGGTTGATGTGATGTTTCAGGCGACGCTGGTGGTGCGCCGGGAGATCCGCGGCGCTTTCTACCTGCGAATAAACCATGCCGACTTCAGCGGGCCAGACGGTTTCAGGCACATCCACCAGCAGCTGGCTTTCCAGCTCTACGATGCGTTTTGTGGCGTACTGCATTAAGTAATCAGGCTCGTCGCTTATGGCACCAGCACCGCTATTGACGAAAATTATCCAGTGCGTTTTGTCGTTTTTCCCGGTCTTCTGCCAGACAGCGGGTTTCTCGTCAGTGAGTGCCACGACCTGGCTCAATGGAATTTGCGTCTCGTTCCATTTGAAAATCAGCACACCGTTGGGTTTCAGAACGCGGAAAGCTTCCCTGAATCCGGCACGCAAATCCTCGCGCCAGGTATCACGGTTAAGCTTCCCGTACTTTTTGCCCTGCCAGCCGTTCGGGCCAGCACGTTCAAGATGCGGCGGATCGAATACCACAACCGGAAACGTAGCGTCGGCGAACGGCAGCGCGCGGAAATCAGCAATAACATCCGGGCTAATCACCAGGCGACGCTCATCGCACAGCACGTGCTCTTCGGCGCGAATATCGCAGAAGACGGCACGCGGGTCGGCTTTGTCGAGCCAGAACATGCGTGACCCGCAACACATGTCGAGGATGACATGCTCAGTCATTCCAGGCCTCCAGCTCGTTCTGGATTTCTTCGTCGATTTCATCCGTCGTGGCTTCTTCGTTAAGGTAATCGCGAGCCTCTTTCAGGTACTGGTCGCGGCGTTCGTCATACCAGGCTGAAAACTCCGGCGACCATCCGAATGTGTCGCCCTGATAGTCAACTTTGGCGTTGTCTTCTGCCATTCGTTCAACCATGCAGTACGCGGTGATTAATCCGCATTCCCGGATATAGCCGCGCAGATCACGTTTGCGCCACCACGGATTTACTTTCGAATCGCATACATCGCGCATCTGCAATTCCCAGCGACGGATGCAACGGGCGTTCAGTGATTTGCTCATGCTTCGCTCCCTTCAACACGTTTAAACTCAATCACCCAAACCCACGGGTTGTGACTGAATGACTGCTCTGGGTAGATGGAATCCCACAATTGGCGGAACCACAGCCATTTATCCATGCTGCCACCGTACGGCTCAGGGTTGGCTGGATATCCCTCTTTCGCTGCGTCTTCCTGGCTAATACTGGCGAGGCGCTCCACTCGCACGTCGGTAATCTCCAGCGTGATACGGCTGGCCCAGCGCGGCATGTGGATAGATGGCGTCCACTTGATGGTGTCGTAAAAACCATCCTCCAAATCTTCACGCTTGTGAGTTGCACGATAGGCCAGCGTAGATTTTGTGGATAAACCAGTAGCAAACGTTTCGCGCACCCAAATGCGATCGCCAACATCGCCAAAGGGGCAAGCATCACCAACTAATCCTCCCCAACCGCCTTTTCCGTTCTGCATCTCTTCTTCGATATGAAGCATTGTTTTAAATACGTTACTAGGCCACCAATGCCCGCCCTTCTGAAGAGTGCAAGGAGTTGGCTGCGGTTTCATAATCCGTCGCGTCTGCGTCTTACGTCCGTCGAGAATGGCGCGCACCATTTCCCCGTTAAAAATCATGCCGCGCTCTTTCATACCCGGCTCCCGCGAAGCTGTGCTGCGAATACGCGCGCATCCCGCCCGGCCTTCAGCTTTTCGATTGCCAGAACCACGTCATCTACGCCGTCTTCGCCAACTGCCTGGCGCATGGCCGTCTCCCACTCGATTTCGGCTCTGACAGCGGCGTCACGTTCCAGGCAAGCCGTACGCGCCGCTACCAGCGCACAATCCAGACGCCCCGCCAGTTCGGTCAGCAGTTGCGCCGTCTTCGGATTTTCGTACTTAGCGGCCACATAGGTGGCGCGAATTAACTGCTCATGGGTCATGTCATTCATGCGCTGGAACTCCCAAAAAGTTTGTGAATCTGATATCCCTGCCAGTTCTGGCGGCATACTGACACTACGGACGGCGCTGCGGGTTTAGATTTCTTAGCCTTAGGTGAGCTAATTTTTGCCTGCCAGCGCTGAACAAGTCGGTATTCAGGGTGTGCTGGCTTACCAATATTTTTCACGATGCCAAGACGAACCAGCCGCCCCAGAATGGCGTGGGTGTGTTTGTTGGTCCATCCGAGCCGGCGCTCCAGACGACGTGGCGTGGCGGTTTTCTCCTGTTCGAGAAAGGTGATAATTGCAATCTGATCTTTGCTGCGCATGATTAAGCTCTCCCGCCTTTAAGCCCGAACTTCGCCCGGATTTCCTGAATTTTCGCCATACCCTGTTCACGCGTAACAGGTTTGCTGCCCAGCACAGGCAAACGCGCAACCGGCTCAGGAATGACTTCACCAGCGCGAATGCGTTTCACCATTTTCGCCAGCTCTTCACCGGCTTTGCGGTTAAGTTCCATGTCAGTAAGCCCATATGAGCGCATCTGCTGGTACAGGGTTGTGACCAGCCAGTAGCTGGCGCGGTATTTCACAGTGCGCGGGGTGATGTCGTTGTCAGGCCACGGATACGACTCGGCATCGCTGTAACGGCTGCGGTTGCGGCAGTACTCGTAAACCAGCTTTACCAGCTCGTTCTGGTCAGGCAGACCCACGGCGGCGCTTTCCTCGGCGCGGCACCATGCCACGAACTGACCGGGCGACGGCATGAACGGTTTTTCCTGAGTGCGGGCAATGCGCATACCAGCGTCGACCTGGGCGAAACTGGTGATCCCGTTCTCCGCAAAAGCCAGCAGCCACTGGCGACGGAATTCGTCGATATCCGCCTGGGTTTTAAAAACGGACATGCTGGCCGGGAACGCAGCGCGCAGCTGACGAAACAACTCGTTGAATACCTGGGCGGCATGATCCTGGCGAGATTCGGATTGCTGCTCCGGCATACTCATCGCAACACGGCGCATTTGCTCACGATCGAAATTTCGCATCTCGGTACCAATGTTTTTCATGGCAGCAGACCCTCCGCCCAGTCGGTGTTATCGAAATCCAGCGGCGCTGCGCTGGCGTGGGAGTTTTTTGGTTTACGTGTACGTTGCGTGGTCAGCGTGTCCCAGTGCCTGCGAAGGCCGGACGGGCTCAGGATGTTGCTGCCCCAGAAATCGTCCTCGCTGGCCCACACGAGCAACTCACAAATCTCGCGGTGTGTCCGGTGGTCAACCATGCGCATCAGGCGAACAGTGTTTGCCCATTCAACCCATTTCGGTTCTGACAGGCTGGCATTGACCACCAGGAGTTTCTGGTAAATCCAGCGCGCGGCTTTGAGGTCGTCAGCCGTTCCCCAGGATTTGCCAGCCGGGGTGTAAATTCCGTCAGTGGCTTCGGGGTGACGGGAGAGAAATTTTTCAGTGGCGCCGTTACGGGATTCGCCAGAATTCCGAAACGAAGATCTTTTAGTATTTATATTGTTGTTATTACCTTGTTGTTCATGATGCGCGGGTTTAAGCGCGGCTATTTGCGCGGGGTTATGCGCGGCATCACCCTCCAGACCCGCGCCGTCACTGGGTTCGTTATGCGCGGCCTTATGCTCGCCGTTATGCTCGGCTTTATGCGCGGGCAAATTGTCTATTTTTTGAGCGTACAGTGCATAATTTGTGATAGTGATCACCGTGCCTTTTCGACGTTCACCGGCGGTGGAAATCATGCCTTCTTTCTCAAAAAATGAGAGCATCCGATCCACCGCATGGCGGCTCGCTGGCTCTCCGTTACGGTCGCACAGATTCAGCCCCAGATCGGCTGAGGTGGTCACCAGTTGTCCGGTTTGCAGTGGCCATTGACGCCCCTTAAAACTCGCTGTGTACGGCTGTCGGGCGGCATTCAGCAGAAGGTTGTCCCACAGCGTTCGCAGGAAAACATCTTTAGACCAGGGTTGTTTAAGCACACTCCGGTACAACGGGATGAATCCGGTCTTCTGGTTTTCCATCCGGTTGCTCCTGGCGGCGGAATGCGCCGCAAAATTGGCGTAGGCGACATTCGACATTGTTATGCCTCCCGCGCCTGGTAATTTAAAATGGTGTTTGTCATAATGACCTCGCAATCGCTTCCAGTTATTGCACCCGAAGGCCGAAGTGTTGGCGCACATCGGTCTTCACCTTTTCAGAACAGCCCGCGCTGTTCGCTGCGCTTAACGCGCTTTTCTTCGAACCTGTCGGCTGAGGTTGTTTGTTTCTCTGCCCACAACTTCGCGTGTCGTAAAACATCATCGAAAATTTTCCCCTTACGGCTTGCCTGAGACATACGCCGGTATAAATCCACGGCCTGGAATGCCCCCCCCCTGAGCCACCGACACCGGAAAACCCAGGCGGATTAGCTCCTCGCGGACATGCTTCTCGATAAATTGCTCATGGTTCATAAGCAGCCCCGGTTACATGACGCCCAGCATCGACGTGACCATTGTCATTAGCGGTCCGACCTGCTCGGGCATCAGGCGAAACAACGACGCGATCCCCTCGCTCACCTCTTTCATCTTCTGATGTTCAGGCGCTTTCATCAGCACGGCCTGCTTGGCTTCCGCGCACTCTTTCATCGCCGTCGCGACGCGCGAAAGGATGTCTTCCTGTGGGATAAGCCGGGTGCGGAACTCGAGCGGGAGAACGTTAAGAATTGCCGGAGTTAACTCGCGGATATTTGCATGTGCGTAATCGGTATCACCGTCCAGCCAGCGAAAGAGCTTTTGACGCTGGCGGTTGATTTCGGTCGGGAAATCCAGGCTGCCACCGCTGAGTTGATATTCTTCAACAATCAGCCCGGCCACCACGTCCTGGTTATCGATCGCAGCCGCCCAGGCACGAACAGCTACACGAATCTGTTCGTGGGTATACTCCGGTTTCGCCTGAGAACGATTTATCATCGTTACCGGAATTGTTCCGGTACTCTGTTGAAATTGAAGTGATTGCATTTTAGGCCTCCTGCCGTGGCAAACCATCAGTTGGGTTTGGGTAGGCACTTGGATCAATCTCGTGGGGCGTTACAGCCCAGTTGAGGACTTTGCAAAGAGGGACAACACGTCCCGCAGGGACTTTCCCTTGACTCATCCATTTGCTTACGGCCTGGGATGAAATGCCAAGCTGCGTACCAATGTCGACACGCGACATAGTGTTGGTGATTTTATCTTTAAGTAATTTGTTCATTGGGCCTCCTGTCAGTGGAATGACATGAGGATACTTAACGAAACTTTAAGTTGCAAGAAAAACGAAACAAATAGTTGGAGTGCTTGGCGAAACCAAAGGTTGTAAAATAACAATATGAATAAAGTCGCTCACCCCGTATTCGCAAAAAGAATCAAACAGGTCATGACCGAAAATGGCTGGAATATGGCCGATCTCGCAAAACAGGTCATGCTTTCCCATACAGCTGTCCAAAACTGGTCAAAGGGAAAAACTGTTGCCAGTGGCGAGCGTCTGAAACGCCTTGCAGCTGTTTCCCGCAAGCCCGAGCATTGGTTCTTTATGGATGAGGATGGAGAAGCAGAGAACGGTACGATAACTACCAGTACGCGCATTGAGCTGGACGAGAAAGAGGAGGCTTTATTATCCCTCTTCAACCAGTTGCCTGAGGCAGAAAAGCTGCGCTTAATACTACATACAAAGACCGTGCTACACGAAATTGACCTTCTCAAAAGTGATGTTTTTGACATCATCCACAATAAGCAAAAATAAGAACACATAACATCTCGCCAAAAAAAGACACCTACCCGAGGTGTCTTTTTTTTACACCTCAGCGAAACTTTTTGTTTCTTTGGCTTTACATTCGAAACTTTAAGTTGTAGCCTTCAATGCATCGACAACAAGCGCATTGTTGTCAGGTAATAAACGTTCCGCCAGCCTGGCGATAAGGGCAGAGGATGAGATGGTTAATCAACACTACGGCACGATGCACATCATTCGCCAGTGTGTGGTTCCGGGAATGCTGGCAAAGCACGACGGGCACACCTGGAATGTGTCAGCGGTTCGCGGCAAATACGTTTACCTGCGCACCATGCGCGGCGCCATACGTATCAACGATTGTCTTGTGGAAGTTTTACTGAATGGCTGGGGGGATCCGATGATTCACGGTCAGGAAACCACCGGTGCGAAATGCGCCTACTGCAGAAGCCTCCTTCAGCCAGGCGATGAAGTGAAAAGCACCCTGCTTTTACTGCGCGGCAACATGCTTGCCCGCGAAGAACGGCATTACTGCTCCAGGCAGTGCGCCGGGCACGATCAGATGGCTCACGAGCCATAAACGCAAAAACCCGCCGAAGCGGGCCTTACGTCCAGCGGAACCGACCAAAGCACGCTGGAAATCTGAAAAACCAAAACAACACCCAATGGGCGCTGTCAATGGCCCGGGGATCTTAACACCCAAAAATGAGGAACAGTATGGAATTCTTCAATCTGATAAAGGCCAGCCAGAAATCTAAAAAGCCAAACGGCATTTTCTGGTTCACCGCCAAAACCGAAGCACGCGCCAAGCTCCAGGCGCAGGTTATTCTCGAAGATGCTGAAATCGAAGTGGGTCGTGGCCATGATTACCAGCTTCCTGTCCTGACTAATTTCCCGGTGGTAAATGATCTGCCGGAAGAAGGCGTCGTCGACTTTACCTGGTGTGATCGTTACGAACTGCAGGAAGACGGGCGTACCTGGCTACCAAAAGCGAAACCGGCTGAATCCGTAAATATTCAGGACGAACGCGCGCAGCTTGCAGACGCTGCCGCTAAAGCCAGTACTCCAGCAGCTGACGCCCCTGCACTGCTCCGCCCGGTAGCACGACTGCGCCTGCCGCAGCGCCTGATTGCACACCTGCTTAACGGCACTGAAGAAAAAGAAATCAGTGAAGCTGTGCACGTACAGATCGGCGCAGCTGAGGCGGACGAAAGCAATATCTATATCCAGAATCTGCTGCAGGCCTGCCGGGAGGTACCAGGCATTGATGAACTGTCTGCACATGTTGAGTGGAAACTCATTCAGGCTGTAAAAGAATTATTCCCACTGGAGCAGAACCACGAAGTAAGCGCCATCAACGGATTTATTACAGCCTGGGTGGAAGCTGACCCGGGTGATCGCTCCCAGCTCGTTAAAGAGTGGGCTGACATCGTTCATGACTGGCCTGAAATTAATACTACCGCCGCCTCCGCAACTGACATTGTTCAGAAATTGCAGAATGCGGAAATTCCAGAGCTTATCACCGTGGCAACCCTGCCATTCCGCCAGCGTCTACTCGCTCAGTTTATCTCTGAAAGCGAATACGCCTACCACATCCAGGCAGAGCAGAAAAATGCCCTTATCGCACTGGAAATGGACGTGGATAACTCGTACGTACAAAACCTGCTCCTGGCCGCTGAAAACACCCCTTCCCTGAAAGACGTCAGGGAATACGACCTATGGAAACTGACCGACGCGGTCAGGGAAGTGTTCCCGCAGGATAAAAAATTGCCTGAGCTTGGCGTAATGCTGCAGTTCCTGAAAGCCTGGAGCGAAACCGCGTATATCGACAAGGGGCTGCTTGTGAAGGAATGGGCCAAAGGAAATCGCATTTCCGCCATTCAGCGCACAGACACCGGCACGAATGCTGGCGGCGGCATCGCGACAGATCGTAGCCAGGATTATGCGCACACCCTGGATACGCTGGATATTGAAATTGCAGCCGCGACGCTGCCGATGGATTTCGATATTTACAACATGCCTGTATCCATTCACCGCCGCGCCAGAGAAATCATTGAGAAAAAAGAAAGCCCGTTCAGGGAATGGTCAGCAGCGCTGCGCAAAACAGCGGGCATCCTGGACTATTCGCGCGCTGCCATTTTCGCCTTGATCCGTGGTGCCGCCGAAAACGTCCATCATTTCCCGGTCAGCCTGCAAACCTACATCAGCGCAAACCTGAAAGAACACCAGCATGCCAAGCCAGATGCTGCAACTGTGGAGGCTGCGCAATTTAGCCGTGAAACCCTGGATAAACAACTGGCCGCTGACCGAGGCGAATATGTTGAGGGTATCAGCGACCCGGCGGATCCGAAATGGGATAAAACGCCGCGTAAATCCTTCTGTACTCACGAAGAGAACTTACAGCGCGTCCGGGAAGAAGGGGCGCGTCGCCGGGCTGAAGAAGCGGCAGCACAGCCTAAGGTCGAAAACCTCGGCGCTGGAGTGTTCTCTATCGAAGGGCTGACCGGTAACACCCCGATTAATCCGGACAACGGCCCGGTAACGGGCGACGCCACTTATCAGGAAATGGCCGAAGGCCTGCGCGAAGAACTGGAGATTACCGAAGATGTGCAGATGGAAACGGCTGTCAGTAACGAAATCCCGGCTGGTACACCGGTTTCAGCAGGCGAAGGCGCTGATGCAGATCATCCGCAGGCATATGCCGTAGCGCCGTCAGAAATTTTCGCGGCCGCAGCGCCGAGCCTGGCGAATCATGATCAGGAGAATGTGAAACAAAAACCGGAAAATGTGCATCAGAGTGACGAATCCGCGCATCAAGAAGCCGAAAAAGTGAATCAGGTCGAGCCAGAAGTGCATCAGGAGCCACCAGCGCAAGAATACCCGGCTTTCTTCGAACCAGGCCGCTATGAAGGGTTGCCGAACAACGTTTACCACGCCGCGAACGGCATCAGTTCCACCATGGTGAAAGATGCCCGCGTATCGCTGATGTATTTCAATGCGCGCCACGTTGAAAAGACCATTTCCCGCGAGCAGTCCAAAGTGCTGGATATGGGTAACCTGGTGCATGCGCTGGCACTGCAACCGGAGAACCTGCACACAGAATTCAGTATTGAACCTGAAATCCCGGAAGGCGCATTCACCACCACGGCAACGCTGCGCACGTTTATCGACGCACATAACGCCAGTCTGGCACCGCAACTCAGCGCTGAAGATATCAAAGCACTGCTGGAGGCGAACAACGCCACACTGCCCGCCCCGGTACCGCTGGGCGGCGGTCTGGAAGAGACAGCGCAGAGCTATATGACGCTGCCAGCTGAGTTCCAGCGTATCTCGGCAGACCAGAAGCAGACGGCGACCGCAATGAAAGCCTGTATCAAAGAATACAACGCCACCCTGCCCGCGCCGGTGAAAACCAGCGGCAGCCGTGATGCGTTACTCGAACAACTGGCGATCATTAATCCTGACCTGGTGGCGCAGGAAGCACAGAAGCCGCAGCCGCTTAAAGTATCCGGTACCAAAGCCGACCTGATTCAGGCCGTGAAGGCTGTTAACCCTGACGCCGTGTTCGCCGACGAACTGCTGGATGCCTGGCGCGAAAACCCGGAGGAAAAAATTCTGGTAACGCGTCAGCAGCTGGCGACCGCACGGGCCATTCAGTCAGCGTTACTGGCCCACCCGACCGCCGGTAAGTTCCTGACGCACCCGGGGCGTGCTGTTGAAGTCAGCTATTTTGGGATCGACGAAGAAACCGGGCTGGAAATCCGCGTACGCCCGGACCTTGAAATCGATATGAACGGCATCCGCATCGGGGCTGACCTCAAGACGATAAGCATGTGGAACGTGAAGCAGTCTGGCCTGCGTGCCCGGCTCCACCGCGAAATCATTGACCGCGATTATCACCTGAGTGCGGCCATGTATACCGAAACAGCAGCACTGGATCAGTTCTTCTGGATTTTCGTGAACAAAGACGAAGGTTACCACTGGATCGCCATTGTCGAAGCCAGCCAGGAACTGCTTGAGCTGGGCGCGCTTGAGTACCGCACTACCATGCGGGCAATCGCGAACGCATTCGATACCGGCGAGTGGCCAGCGCCGATTGTTGACGATTACACCGACGAACTGAGCGACTACGATATGCGCCGCCTCGAAGCGCTGCGCACGGCTTAAGGGGAATGACGATGGAAAACACCAATATCATCACTGCTGACCAGCAGGCGCCGAATACTATTTCGGCCAGTAATTCTATTTTTAACGTCCAGGCTTTGGGGCAATTAACGGCCTTTGCCAACCTCATGGCCGATGCAACGATTGCCATTCCTGACCACCTCGTCGGGAAGCCCGCTGATTGCATGGCGATTGTTATGCAGGCTATGCAGTGGGGAATGAACCCTTACGCTGTTGCACAAAAGACGTTTTTTGTAGGCGGAAAGCTCGGGTATGAGGCACAGCTTATCAGTGCCATCTTAACAAGTTCTGGCGCTATTCGTGGGCGCTTCCATTACGAATACGGAGGTGACTGGGAGAAATGCCTCCGCAGCAAAGACACAACCGTTAAGAAAACCGGTAGCAAAGGAACTTACGAAACAACTGTGCGCGTGCGTGACTGGAATGATGAAGATGAGCTCGGCCTGTTTATTCGCGCTGGTGCGATTATCAAAGGCGAAAGTGAAATAACGTGGGGTGAAAAGCTTTATCTCTCAAGCGTGGCAATCAGAAACTCACCATTGTGGGTAACTAACCCAAAACAACAGATCCTTTACCTCGCCACAAAATACTGGGCTAAAGCATATTGCCCTGCTGCAGTAATGGGTTTTCAGGATGCTGATGATCTTTCGTATCGGGAAGAGAAAGAAATCAATCCAGCCCCTGTGCAACGCATTAGCGTGCAGGAAATTACCGCTGAGGTAACCACCACCAGCGCACAGGAGACTACAACGAATATCGATGCCCTGGCCGATGATTTCCGCGACCGCATTGAATCTGCAGAAGATGTCGATAGCGCGAAAGCTGTACGTGTGGATATCGAAGCAGCGAAAGCCACGCTGGGCACCGCCCTGTTTACTGAACTGAAAAACAAAGCCGTGAAGCGCTACTACCTGGTGGATGCGCGCAACAAAGTCGAAGCGGCGATCAACTCCCTTCCGCAGCCGGGTGAACCGGAAGCTGCTGAGCGGTTTGTGAAGGCTGAGCAAACCCTGACGGCGGCGAAGCGCCATCTGGGCGATGAACTGTACGAGCAGTTCTGCATCACGCTGCTGGATATGAAACCTGAGTATGTCGGCTAAGGGAGGCGGGAGGGTTCGCCCTCCCGGTTAACGATGAGACTAATTAACAGAGGCAGCAAACAATCTCCCGTGGCACGACAGGCTTGCGCCGCAGCGCTCCAGGAGCATTACGAGCGTTTCGGGGACTACGGCATAACAGGCAAAAGCGTGGATTACATGATCCGGGTTGACGGGACCAAACTTCGCGTCGAGATCAGGAACTGCCAACACAGCTACATCGCGACGCCGATGGATAAACCGCGCCGGCTACGTGCTCTGGCAAGCCCTGTGATGAGTTTAAGGGGAAAACCATGATCTGTTGTCTTGAAGAGGTACCGAAAGCGCAGTGGCCGGAAAAACTCCACGATCCCAGTCGAACCAACGTCTGGATAAATCCACGCTTTCTGGTGCAGGAGTTTCATGAGGAAGGGGGCGTAATTCGCCTGTCCGTTAATACAAGAGAGTTGGGGTTAGCGGGACGCTGGAAAGACGGCATAAGCTGGGACACGCTCCAGGAAATCAAAAACGCAGTGGGTTATGCAGACCGGGATGCGGTCGAGATTTTCCCGGCGGAACGCGACGTGGTGAACGTGGCGAATATGCGCCACCTGTGGATTTTACCTGAACCGTTGCCATTCGCATGGCGCCGTGACAGCTGATAACGAAATATCAAACGGCCCCGGATGGGGCCAGTGGAGAGCATCAATGGAAAAATTATTAAGCGTAAAGGCTGTATGCGACGTTCTCAGCATGTCTCGCGCCACGCTTTACCGAAAGGTGAGTTGCGGGGAACTACCGCGCCCTCTGAAGGATGGGCCGCGTTCAAAGTGGCCTGAATCGTCTATCGTGCCATACATCGAGCGAATCAAGAGCCAGAGCCAGGCATAAAACCTCGAAGCCAGGACTCGTAGGCGAGCATCATCTCTCGCCGTTCTGGCAGATACTCGGCGTGGTTATAGGCGGCAACGACACGGTTAGCTTCGGCATGCGCCAGTTGCTTTTCTATAACCTCACGCCGGAATCCCATTTCGTATAGCGTGGTTGAAGCGGTGGCACGGAAATCATGACTTGTAATGTGCTTCGCTGCAAACCCCAGGTAAACGATAGCTCGGTTAATGGTGCTGTCGGCCAGTGGCGCACGGGGATTCTTCACACCGGGAAGGATAAGCGGATTATCTCCGGCCAGCGCTTTCGCCCTCTCCAGTAGAGATCGGGTGTAAGGAGTCAGCGGAACTGAGTGTGGGCGGCTCATCTTCATTCGCTCAGCCGGGATCACCCACAGATTCTGGTCCCAGTCTATTTCTGTCCACACCGCCCCGCGCAGCTCCCCCTGGCGCACAAAAAAGAATGGTAACAACTGTAAACATAATTTCGTCTGTGTGTGGCCGGTGTAACTTTCCGCTGCAGCAAAATATTTGCGCAGCTCGTCACCAGTCAGGCAACGGGAATTTTCAGTTTTCGGCGGAATAATTGCTCCTTTCAGGGCGGCGGCCGGATCAGAGTCGGCGCGAAGCGTGGCAACCGCATAACAAAAAATTGCCGAGCACCATTGCCGCACTTTTAACGCGGAAGACGTCGATCCGCGGCTCTCCATCTTTTTTAACACCGCAAGAATTTCATGCGCAGTGATATCGCGGATTGGTTTGTTACCGAATGCCGGATAGCAGTTTATCGCTAGAAAGTTTTCTACCTGCTCACAGGTTCCTTTCGTCCAGGTAGGACGCTTCTTCTCAATCCACTCTTTAGCCACAAGTTCGAACGTATTGGCCGATTCGATTTCGGCGCGCTGGCGTTGCTGTTTTTTAACGTCTGTGGGGTTAAGTCCGCGCTTAACCTGCTCGCGGGCCCATTCGCGCTCGCGGCGCGCATCGGAAAGGGAAACGGAAGGATATTCGCCGATAGTATATCGACCATCTTTGGTGGGAGTGAGCCAGTACCGGTAGCGCCAGTATTTTGCGCCGGTGGGTCTGACTTCGAGGTAAAGCCCCTGACCATCCTGTAATGTGTAGGGCTTATCCTGTGGGCGGGCGTTTTTAACGCGGGTGTCTGTGAGTGGCAT